CACCTCTTGCTACCATTGAGGCAAGCACTACTTACACAGTGATTGTAACAACATCATCTCCTAGCGGTACTGGTGGAATTACGATTGATATTGGTGGAACGGCTTCGACTTCTATCACTACTGCTACAACCTCAACCCTTGCTGTAACTACTGGCGGTAGCCCTACTCAGACGATTGCTATTACAGCGGCATCGGGACAAACCATGACCGTTGATAACTTAATTGTTATTGCAGGCGGTACTAACGGGCAGTCCCCTCGTTTCATGCCGTATAATGCAAATATGCAGGGTTGTATTTGGCCAGGCGATTTAATCGGTGGAACTGCAACAAAGCATTTACTTACGATGTCAGCTCAAACGGCTGGTGCTACGACTGTGCCAATAACTTTGCTGCTTGTAGACCTCCTTGGCTGCTATGCGCGAATCGACGGAAATACAGCAACACAACTTACGCTAAGTAATAGTTTAACATTGCCTCGCAATACGACAGGAACGGGTGTAATGGCGTATAGTGTAGTAGCACCAGCAACAACAGGAGCTACTGCTCATAACATAACGCTCGAATATACAAATCAAAGTGGTACAGGAACGCGCAATCTCCCGCAAACTGTTGCAGCGACAGCCTCGGCGGTAAACTCGCATGTTTATCACACAGGAACTGCAGCAAATAACATTGGTCCGTTTTTTCCGCTACAAAGCGGAGATACTGGTGTGCGAAGTGTGCAAAGATGGCAGCAAAGTGCAGCTAATGGTACCGCAAGCACTTTTACAAATCTTGTACTTGCTAGACCAATTATGGAGATACCGCTCACGACTCAATTCCTTTTGTCAGAGCGTGATCTTCTAAACCAGTTCCCATCGCTTCCACAAATACAAGCAGCAGCGGCATCGTCAAATGCTTGTCTTTCATGGCTTGCATACGCAGGTGCAGCGACTCCGGCAAGCACTAACTTCTTTGGCGTACTACGCTACGCATGGGGAGGTTAATAGTAGATGGCACTGAGATTCCACGGACAAAGCCCCATAGCTGCTGTAGGGCCGTATACGGCCTTCCCTGGTAGAACAATAGGGGCTGTCAGTGGAATAGCGCAGCAAACTGATATGCTGCCGCTCTGGTCTGCAAAACGCAATCAGACGGCAGCTTTTGGTACATTAGCAGCTATTCCTGATGGAACTACGCATCCTGTTTCGTGGTTAATGGCGTTACAGGCAGGACGGATATCATCCCGAAATGCAACAGTTACATTTACTGTAAATGGTTCTGGTACGATGGCACGACCTGCTGTCGGAAGTACATCAATCACATTTGATGTACCAGCCGCACTATTGGAGTTAATCGTTTCTGCTGATGGTAACATTTCAATTTCATTCAGTTTAAGTGCAACCTTAGCAGCAGCCGTACCTCTTGCAGGTGATTCGTCAATCACATTTACGGTTAATAATGCAACGCTAGGCGCAATTATTGACACTGCTATTGGTAATTTAGCTGGTGATATTACCCCGTTTGCACCATTATCCCCTCAATCTTTGGCCGGAGCTGTTTGGGAAGCTCTTTCGGCTGATTACAATGCAACTGGCACAATGGGTAACAAACTTAACTCGGCTGCGTCAGCGGGTGATCCTTGGTCTACTGCTTTGCCTGGCTCTTACGCAGCAGGAGAGGCTGGTTATATTTTAGGCAGTCAAGTTTTAACGGAAGCGGATTTAGTTCGCATAGCTGATATAGTTCTACGTCGAGCAACTAGCAATGTAGAAGCATCTAGCGACGGTGATGCACTTAGTCTTAAATCTTTGTACGGAATGGTGGCTCAGGGAGTACACAATACACAAGTTTCTGGCACTACGTTATCTGTCACTAAGTCAGATGACACCACAGTACTTGGCACAAGAACAGTAACAACTGATCCAACAGCAGAGCCTATAATCGGTATGAACAGTGACTAATGGAGGATTTCAAAACCATTTACACATGATGTACGGCTTACCTAACGGCTTTATTCAGGCCAAGGTAACCGATACATCAGATATACTTGCTAGAGGTTTAAAACGCCGTAAAAAGCGTAAAACGGAACAAGAGTTACTAGAGGAATACTTAGCTGCTCAAATACTAGCAGGGCGTAGGCAAGAGGTATTAGAAGCTAAACGAGTAGCAGAAGAAGCATTAGAAAGGCAGAGCTTAGAAAAAGAAGAAAAAGCAAAACGAACAAGATTCTTGATGTTGTTTATGCTAATGGATGATTAAATGAGCAAATATCAACTATTCCAATACTGTCCCGTAGCAGAAAAAGTTGTTCCAATCGCAGAGGTTCAGCGCCGTGTGCAGTCCAATGCTCGTGACCTGTTTATACAGGACGAGATGGAGCCAACACGCAATCCGCTGAACCCAAAAGAAATCTATACCAGTAAATCAAAGCTACGGGCGGCTTATAAAGCTGCTGGAGCTATTGAGGTCGGAGACGCTTATGATCGTGGGTACAGTCCTGAAAAGGAACGCAATACTGCAGATAAGACCGTTTCCGCTTTTATTAACCAAGTAAGAGAGAGGTTAAACCATGGAAGATAATGCAGTAGAAAACACTGAAGTTTCAGCAAAAGTTAATTTACGAGATACCCTACGTCAGCAACTTCAAGACAAGTCCGAAACAGAGATACAATCCGAACCAGCTAAAGAAACAGAAAGTGAGCGCTATGAACCAACAGAGGCGCAAGAAGAAACCCCTGTAGCGGCGGTTGAACCTGAGCGACCTTTGCTCGTAGCTCCAGCCGACATGAACGCTGTTGAAAAAGACGCTTTTCTTGCCCCTACCCCTGCTAATGCTCATATCCTGCAACAGTACCTTAATAGACGTGCATACGAGACTAAAACACAATACGACCGCAGAATGCAGGAGGTCAATCAGCTTCGGGAGCAGACCAAGGGGTACTATGATGCCATTAAGCAGTACGAAGATGAGTACGCTAAGGCAGGTATCAGCATAACCGATGTAACTAAACGAGCTATTGCTTGGGACAAGGCTATGCAGTCCAATCCAGTTGAGACAGCCAGGGAATGGCTTGAGTCTTATGGGCTGACTATGGATGAGCTAATGCAAGCTCCACAGCAGCAACAGCAAGCCAACTACCTAACCAGGGAAGAGGCAGAAAGATTAGCTGAGGACCGTTATAGAGCTTTACAGGGCGAGCAAGAGAAAAAGGCGCTTGAATACTACAACCAACAGATTGTAAACTCCTTTATGAGTGCAAAGCCTCTATTTAGAGACCCAGAAACAGCTTCGCAATTAGAAGCTGAAATGGCTCCAGTAGTGCAAGCACTCAACGGTACGGGTCGCTATAGCTCCGCACAGGAGGTCCTTGAGACAGCGTACAATTATGTGGTTAATGGCAATCCGACCTTTTCCCGTTTGCAGTCTAAAATAACGGCAGGTCAGGTAGTCCAACAGCAGCAAGCGACCACTCAAAAAGCAAAGCAAGCTGCAAAGTCAATTACTGGCTCCGCTGGCAGTGGAACCCCCAGAGTACAAATAAAAGATATTCGGGATAACCTTGCCAAGCGCTTCAGTGGAGAATGAGCCTTGAGGTTATCCCATAAATTATAAGGGATAATTCAAATGGCTAATTTAGAAGAGGCAGTAGTAGCAACCCTTTTCGACCAGTCGGATTCTATTGCGGATGAGGTATTGCACCATAATCCGCTTCTTTCCACGCTGGACGAGCAGGGACTAATTCGTAAGATTTCCGGTGGTTATGAGCTTCGTAAGCCAATCATGTATAATGATTCGGCTGTTGGAGGTTTCTACCAGGGTTATGATTCTTTCGACCTTTCGGCGATTGATGACCTGACAGCGTTCCGTTTTGCTATTAAGCAGGTTTATGAGCCTGTAGCAATGAACGGACGTGAGCGTCGTGCTAACCGTGACGAGGCGCAGCTCCTTGACTTGGCTGAAGCTAAGATGAAGGCAGCTATTTCTCGATTAAAGAACACTGTATCCACCTCGCTTCGTGGCGATGGAACGGCTTTCGGTGGTCTTGAGTTCGACGGTGTTAAGAAGGCAGTTTCGACTTCGCCTTCTTCTGGCACATACGGAGGAATCGACCGCACATCCAACACTTGGGCTAGAAACTACGCCACAAACGTAACGCTTTCCGCTTCAAATGTTCAGGAGACCATTACGGACGTTATCAGCCGTCTCACACGAGGCGATGAGGCTCCAGATTTGGGACTCATGGATCGTACCGCTTGGAAGTATCTTCATAGCTCGCTCACGGCTATTCAGCGTATTCAGCTTCCTACAAAGAAGGCTGTAGCTGGTTTCCGTGTACTTGCTTATGACGGATGCGATTTCGTATTCGACGGTGGATTTGGAAGCTCAGTTCTTGAGACCAACTCATGCCGATTGCTCAATACCAAGTATTGGACATTCGACATGGTTCGAGGCGCTGACTTCAAGCCACTAGCACCAACAATGGATCGACCAGTTGACCAGGATGCTTTCTTCACCGTAATTCTCGTTGAAGGAAACCTATGCTGTGCAGCTCCTGCGCTCCAGGGTGTTATTTACGCTTAATAAGGAGGGCTAGAAAATGTCACAGAGTGGATCATTCGGAGTTAATTATAAGAAGGCTTTCGCTACTACTGAGGCGATTCTTCCTGCGAAAGTAGGAACGGTTGGTTCGTTGGTAGAAGGTGACTTTGTATTTGTTCAAGCTGATGGAGCTATTGCTCAATACGCTTTTGTAAAAATTACAGAAGCAGGGCAAGCATCTGAAGCTACTGATGCAATCGCTGGACCAGTTCAAGTTGGCGTAGCTCAAGTAGCTGCTGCTGATAACGAGTACCTTTGGGTCTGGATTGGTGGACCTATGGGCGGTGGAACTGGCAAAGGCATTAAGGGCAAAATCCTTACAGGATACGTTGCTGGTAATGCTTTATAAACTACATCAACTGCTGGTTGTGCTGATGATGCAACTGCAACTGACAAGCTAAACGGCGTTGTTGGTCTTGCAAATACATCTGGCACTACGGCTGTAGAGCTTGCATCTACAACTCATATAGCAGTGTAAAAACAAAGGGGGATAGCAATATCCCCCGTTTTTGTGAGGATTTATGCCATCGGTAACCAATCTTATTGGTCTTGGGATGCCACCTGAGCATGCAGTTCAGATTTGCGACGGAATTGAGTCTTCCGTCTTAAATGCAACTGCTGCTGGTATTCGTACTAAGCAAGCTATTAACAACGTAAATGATACAACGCCAACGGCTGCTGAGTTGACCACCTCTTTTGGTGCGCCAGCTACAGTAGGAAGTGGATTTGTAGGAGTTGTTAAGGATGCCGACACTGATACTAACTGCTTCGTTGTAGTTAGTAACGGAACGTCGTTCTTTTACCTCAAGTTTACTAAAGCTGTATAGCTTAACGGGGGGAGCAATCCCCCCAATTTATTAGGTGATTTATGACCGCATATGCAGGAAAAGCTACTACAACTACTCCAAATATTGCTACCGCCACAAGCGTACAAATACTAGCAGCTAATCCATTTAGAAAGTTTTTAATTATTCAGAACGCTTCGGCAGCGCATATAGGCATTGGATTAGACGGGCAAACCCTTACGGGCATAGCACCAACGTCAAGTAACCTCTGCTTAAACTTAACAAACAACGATAACGGCAACAGACTGATATTTGCTAATGGCTTTGTTCCCAATGGCGCAATAACGGCGTATCAGACCTCTGGAGCTACTATCAATACCTTGGTCGTTGTAGAAGGCTAGTGCTATAAGTAGGTAGGCAATAACGCCTATTTACGGAGATTACGGTATGGCACACATAGACTGGCAGGGCATCATGAATGGGCAGCAAACGCCCAAGAAGCGATACTCTGGCGCTAATGTCCGTTTCTTTAATGCCTACAACGAGAATGAGGAAAAAACCCTAAAGGAAGGGCGTCCGATATTTGATGAGATTCCATCTATCAGTATTCAATTTCCAGGCATGGATGAAACGGTTAGACGTATTGAGCCGCAGGATATTCGAGATTATCCAGATAAGTATGCTGCGTTTAAGGCTGGTTCAGAGCCAGTAACAGAAGGCACGCCACTATCTGAGTGGGCAATGATGTCAGGCTCCGCTATGCGAGAGCTTCAGTACCTTGGATTCAAAACAGTAGAGCAACTAGCTAATGCTTCAGATGAGGCAAAACGCAAACTAGGCACCTTGGGCAAGTTTGCAAAGTTAGCTCAAGATTGGCTGGCAGCCGCTAAGTCGGACCAGAATGAGGTTGTTAAGCTCAAGCAGTTGCTTGAGAAGGAGCAAGCTCGCACAGCTAAACTTGAGGAGAAGTTGGAGCTTTTCATGCAGCGTATCGAAGCCAATGAAGGTACAGACTTACGCTCACATCGAAGGGAGGTGATCCAATCTACTGAAGTTGTGGACGAACTCGATGATGTTGATGAAACCGATGAACCAGTGAAGCGTAGGGGTCGACCGAGAAAAGTATGAGCATAGCCACGGTTATACAAAATGTTGCAAATGAGGCTGGTTACACTGTTGAGTCGAATATATTTTCGTCGACTGAAACGACTACTAAGCAGCTTCTGGCTATAGCGCAACGTATTAACCGTGACATATTTGAGGCGTATCCGTGGCAGAAGTGCTATGCT